AAATAAGCCGTGGTTGTTTCTGCGGTGATGGTAACTTGTGTTTTGTCCGTGTAAACCACTTTTGAAAATCCATCGTTAAACCCTTCCGATGTGTAAGTGTAACCCAATGTAGCCAAAACAACATTGGATGTCGCATACGCCGTGTATGTGGTTGTAACGCCTACTAAATACACCCCACGCACTTTAACGGCAACACGCATTGCCCCATTCCCTATATTTGGTTTGTATGTGCCGTTGATTAAATAATCCTCGGTCAACATTTGTTCTACCAATTTGTGAATGTCAATCCATCCACGCCCACTTCCATATTGGTCGGGTTTGCGGTTAATTGTCCAATTGGGTGAACCTGGGATTGTGGTTGTGCCACTCCACACATATACATCGCATTGATAATAGAATGAATCTGCGGTGTATAACGCATCGTAAAATTGGTAAATCAATGGGGATTTTGCCCCGCATATTGCACTGGGTTGTTCGTTGAATGTCATCGTTTGAATCTTGCTTTTATGTCTTTGGCCATTGCCGTGGTTAATGCCTTATTGAATGATGGTAAAATCTCCTTTCGTGCCATTGTTACAAATGGGAATGGTTCAATACCAAAGTGTTTAATCTTTCTGTTCATCATGAATCGCATTGCGTTTTCATCGGCCTTGCCTTTGAATCGCCCCGTTCCCATATCCCGTGGTTGAATGCGTTTCATCTTTGTCCAATTCCGCATTGATGCCAACGGAATGCCCTTGCCTGGCTTTCTTCCGTTCTGTACATAATCGGCGGTTTTGTTCATGGTAATTCCCATGTCCAACCCTTTGGGTGATGCTTGGATGGAATTAACCAATTGCCCCGATGCCACATAATTACCACGGAATGTTTTTTTGGAAACGGAAATGGGTGTCCACCCTTCACCAACCTTTTTCCACTTGGCACGGATTGATGTTCGTGGGCGTTTTACCTCCAATAAGGTACGACACGCAATCGCCCATTTGTTGGAATACTCCGCAACAACTTGTTCGCTATTTTTATACGCAATCGCCATCCGTAACCCAAGGGTTTATCAATTCGATTCCAACTGTGATTTGGTAACCCGCCAATACTGAATCCAATGTTTCCATAAATGGTTGAAAAGTAATGGGGCGTATGTATTGGATTTGGTTAAAATAATCTTGTTCCGTTTTCCATAAACCCTTTGAAAACCTTACATACAAATCTTGTAAAATGTTCGCATAGTTTTGATTCTCGGTGTATCCGTATTGGCTGTATTCGGTGATTAAATTTTCTTGTTCGTTTTCCGTTTTCAAGAAGTTCACCCGATCCGCTACCATGATATTCATTTGGATGGTTGCCACCTGGTCGGTCAATGCCACCGATTGAATTGAACAATGCATCAACGGGAATACCAAAAACGCCTTGAAATCAAATTCAGTTAATGTGCCGTGTGAATAGTTCCACCCCTCCAAATCGGCAATGTCCTTCATCACCTCAAATGCGGTGCCTATATGGTTATTGTTCATCGTTGTTTAATTGCTTTTTGTTCCATCTTCGCAATGTCGCTTTCGTAAGCGATCCACATACAAGCGGAGTGAATGGGTTTTGTATATACTTCTTCAAGGTTGAGGAAACTTCGGTTAGCAAGTCGGTAGACCATTCCAAACCATCCCCATTTTTCGGTAAGTCGTACTTCATCGACACTTCCCCCCTCCTCACCATCGCCAAAAACTTCTGGGTAGAATTCAACAAGTCGATTCCTAAACTCCAAAAAAAAAGCAACGCCCCAAACGCCGTGTTGCAATCCATGTCCTTAAAATCTGCGTTCAACTCCGCGTTATACGGGGCAATCTCATACCTTCCGTTTTGGCCTTCCTTGGTAATGGGGCGGTATAAAACAGATAGCACCTTCCAAATATCATTGGGGGTTTTTTGATATGTTTCAATGTCGATAAATTCACCCGTTGACAATTCATCCATGTTTGGGATAAAGCCGTATTTGATGCCGTTCATTTTGAACCTGGGGGTGAATACGGGTTTAGATTCCAACATTTTGGAAATCTTAATCACACAATCTTTGAGGATGTCAAACGGGATGGCCTTCACTTCACTCATGGTCAATTCACAAAAGATGGCAACCGATTCCAATTGTCTTTGTGTTTCATCCATATCGGCCTTCAATTCATTGTACGCCAACATTTGATGCAACTTGACATCCTTCAATTCTGTGGGTACAATGATGGTTTTTGTTTCAATCATATACCCATAAAACGCCAATAATGGCGATTGTTTATACTAACCTTTCATGTAGGATGGTGTGAACCTGGGTGTGATACCTTTGCATCTCCTTATCGGTTACCAAAATGTCGGTAAATTCCCGAACTGATGAAATAATGGTGGAATGGTCAAGGTGTGAAATGTTGCCAATCTCCATGAATGTCATGTTTAGGCGTTTTCGGCAAATGTGGTTAAACATATGACGGGCATACATTGGTTTGCGCTTTCTTGACTTGGTGATAATTTGGTCGGGTGTCATGTCCATTACCTCACAAATAACCCGTAACACTTCACCCCAGGTGGTGTAATTGTTGTTGATGTCGGTTTTGGGTTGCACAATCTCCCGTTTCAACATTTTAATTTCACGATCGTGTTGTATCTTGTTTTCAACCACCAACAATCGCAGTCGTTTTATTTCTTGTTTCAGGTTGTGTATTTCTTGGTAATGGCTTGTCATATCGTTCTTTGAATTGCTTTGAATATCTCGTACGCCACTTGTGGCACAATGGCGTTGCCGTATGCTTTTATGGATTCGTTTCTCCACTTTGAAAAGGTAATTCCGTCCAATTCGGTGGGAAGCCCATCATCTCCGCCACAAATCGGGGATTCAGTTGGGAAGTTGTCCCAGGTTGTTTTGTTGTTTTGTGTATTGTCGAAACCAAGTCGTCCCCCTTCCAATTGGGTTGATTCCCCCTTGCGTTGTAATCCGATGCTGCGGGTGTTGGAAGCATCCCCATGGACATTGCTCGTGTTAGTGTTACACTGTGCATCGAACCTTCCTTCACTTGTGTTGATTTCATCGTTATTGTTGCATTCGTGGAATCCATCGCTGTTGGAGTTGGCAACATCCCTTTGTATAACATCATCGACAAATCTTCCTGTCTTCCTTTGTTGATTCTGTTCTCCCAATACTGTATTGATTTCCCGTGTTTGTGTTCTGATGCTGTTGGAGTTGGTAGCATCCCTATTTGGGCCATTGTTTCCAATGAATCTATTTCCCCATTTGCTATTCTTTCCTGACTGTTCTTCATTGATGATGCCCTTGGTGTTGGTAGCAACGAACCATACTCTATCTCGTCCGTGTGGGGCATTGACCGCCGCCGCAGGTATAACCACGGCCTGGACTGCGTACCCCTCAGATTCCAAGTCAGAATGCACCTCATCGAATACCATTCCCCCATTCCAATTAAGGAGTCCAAAAACATTTTCCCCCACAATGTACTTTGGTTTAATCTCGTGTATTGCTCTAAGCATTTCGGGCCATAAATGGCGTTCATCTTCTTTTCCTTTGCGCTGACCTGCACTTGAATAGGGTTGGCATGGGAATCCTCCTGTGAGAATGTCAATTTTGTTTGCATATTTTGTAAAGTCGCTTTTTGTAATGTCGGTAAATGTTTCTGCGTTCGGCCAATAATGTTTCAATACCTTTTGCCCAAATTCGTTCCACTCACAATGAAAAACATTTTTCCATCCCATCCATTCCGCGGCTAAATCAAAACCGCCAATCCCCGAAAATAAACTACCGTGCCTCATTATTTGTCGGTACAAATATAACAATCAACACGAAATAAACAAAATAATATCAACGAATATCATAGTTCCCGTAATTTCCACGAATACCTAATGCCATCATCTCATGGTAGCGAAGTGAATCGCAAAGGTGATCAACACCAATTGCGGTATTGGTTGTTCGCCCCTGGGCATCACTATCCCAACAATAATTCCGCAGTTCCTTAATTAGGTTTGTTGATGTGGATGTAACCAAATACGATTGGGATTGCATGATTTGAATTCCGTAGTTGATTGAATCTTTGCCCTTGGTTACGCCCTTAATTCTTATTCCATACCTCCGTATCTCATCAATTGATTTTGGTTCAGCGGAATCCGCATAAACGGGAACATGGGTGGGTAATGCCCTTGCAATGTCCGAATTAAGCATTCCCGTGCGGTATGCGACCTCATCAACGATTCGTTGACCATTGTACTCATATACGGCCACAATCGCCGTGGGATCGTTTGTGTAACCGAAATCCACACCACAACCAACCAATCGTGCATCCTCGGGGATTTTGTCGATGGTTTGCCAATTGCTGAATATAACCCCTTGCAGGTTTCCAATCTCGCCAAGGCCATACACCCGCCACCAATTGGCCCAATAGTTTGATGTTTCCGCCCTATCCCGTGCCTTTTCAATTTCGTTTACAATTGATTTGTCCAACGCTTCATTGTCTTTGTATGTTAGTACAATCATTTCCGCATCCGCATCATTTACCAATTCACTATCCACCCAAAATTCCGCCACTGGGTTGTAATCCAAGTATATGAATTTACGGGTACGGATTGCCATTTGGTAGTATGATTCCCAATCAATGTTGTTGCACTCATTTACGAATAACACATCACGCCTTGCACCCCTTAACTTTTGTGGTTGGTCTGCGGAAAAGAACTCGATGTATGAATCGTTGGAAAAGGTATATGTCAATGATGATTTGTTCCACTTGTTGGCATCGTACATTCCCACCATGTCCATAATTTTAAGGAAATCACGGATGGCACCCCTTCGCAAATGCGGGATGGTTTCCGATACCACAGATATTTCACACTTGGCGTTTTGAACCGCGTATGTGATAAGCATTGGAATAATGGAAAAGGTTTTTGAACTGGATGTTCCGCCCCTCACAATGCGGATCCGTTTACGGAGTTTCGCTATCTTGGTTTGTGCCGTGGTCTTTTGCAACATTACAACAATGAAATCTGTGGTGTTTCTTTGGCATAGTTATCAATCAATGCAAAATTGATATGTGGTGTTCTTGCCCAATCATCGTTGGTATCAATCGGCATTTGTTCGGGTACCTCGTATTTGGATTTGAATATAGTTACATTTTTTAGTTCGTGTTGGTCGATTAAACTATCCAACCTCCCACCCCGTGATGCGGTCAATGTTAAATTGTTAGGTATTTCACCCAACCTTTTAATCCAATAGTTCAATGATTTTGTGTAAGCCCAAAACTCAACTTGTGGGTTTTCCCGTGCAACCTCTAACCACATATCAAAATAATCTTGGTTGTAAAAATCCCCCGCCGCATGGATGCGAATTGCCTTGCACCCTTTTGGAATTTGTGGGATACCACCATTTTTTGTGTATTCAAAGTTTTTCCACCGATGTTCGCGTACACCTGGGAATCGTTCTGGCCCCGCCGCATAGCATTTGTATTGCCCCCTATGAATGTCAAATTTGCCCGTGATACGATCCACAGTTACTTTGCACTCCATGGCAAATGGGCAAGTGCTACCCGTGGGCAAGTTCCATTCGTAAACCACGCCACGATAATATCGTGTATTTTTCACAAATTTCATTTGTCTACATCTAAATTGATTCCGTTAAAAATTGGCTTTTCCGTTGTAACATCAATTTGTTGGGTAGGCATTCCAAATCCCGAATCCATCAATTGTTTGTATGCACCCACATCCCCTTTCCTTGCCTTGTGTATCATTGCAAGGGTTATCAAATCTTCTTGGCTTAATTTTTCCAATTCCCCCGTAATGGGGTTTTTGGTGTCTTGCATTACCTCCAACCATTTACGGGCGATGGTGCTTCGGTTCTTTGTACCTTTTGGTTTCCCGTTGGGGTTTCTTATCTCCCCAGGTTGTACGGGTTTCAAATAATCTTTATTTGCCATAATTACATATCATTTACATATCATTCTTCGGGTGTCAATGGTATTGGCATCCAATACAAAACATTTAATCTTTGGTTGGTGTGGTAACAATGCCATTCACCATCAAAGTACACGGCCACAAATGGCATCATTCGGTTTGCAATTGCCAATACGGGAATTTCCTCAACGGGTAAAATTCTTTCGGGTGTTCTCCATGCTTTCATGTTGTAAATTCTAACGCTTCTTTGTAAGTGTCGTAAAATGTTTCTTCTCCGTTGTAAAAATTGGTTACCAAAAAGTCAACTTGATGCCCCATGCAAGAGCAAATTGAAATTCCATTTTCAAGGGCTATGTAAACATAACCCGAATTAGCGTTAAACCCAACTTCCATGATTTCTTCCGCTGAACATTCATTGGCGTATGCCATGAATACTTTTGAAAATCCTTTTGCTTCGCAGTAGGCAATTGATCCTTCAACGCCGTTGATTGTAATGTTGTTTGTCATATCTGTTCTAATTTAATTGTTTCAACTTGTAGTTTTGCAACACACTTTTTGTCATTCATATAATGGCAAATAACTTCTGATGTTGTTGCGTTTAATTGTTGTAAAAAAACGCCCACACATTTCATGTTACCAACTGTGTTTAATGACCATTTAACTTGTTGTCCGATTTCCATACTGCAAATATATATTTTATATTTCAAATAACAAAATTATTTTAACTCAAAAGATGCAGTCATTCGCATTGCAATACCTGCCTTGCCCATTTTATTTTGACCTCCTTGTATTCTTCCGTAATGGTGGCAATTCCATAATACAGATTTTTTTAATGCGTATATCAAACTTGGTGCGCTTGTATTGATAGTATACCGATACCCCCATTTTTTGTATTCAATTCCTATTTCTTGTAAAAATTTAATCCCAAAACCTACTCCTTGATAATCGGGTAAAATAACTAACCTATGTACTCTTTTTTGGCCTTTCATCCTACTGGGTTGTGCCATTACGCTAATGAACCCAGCAATTTGGTCATTTACCATTGCAATGTAAACCGATGCGGCGTTATTATGAGAATGGCTCAAATAATGATACTTCGCAAACATTTTCCAGATGCTTTTATCTGCTGTGGAGTATATTTCAAACTTGATGCTTGGTTTATTTTTTTTTTGCCCTTCAAAAGATTGAAAGGTCATCGTATCGGTGTTAAATATCCAATCGGGTAATAACCAATCTTCCACATCAAAATGACAAGTAACTGCGATAAATTTCTTTTTTGTTTTCCTTATTGCCTTTTGCATTGCAAACGATCCAACTTGTGCTACTTGTCTATCTACTACGGATGTGAATTCATCAAATACAAACAACTCGGTATCCGATAATATCGCCCTGGCTAAATCACAACGCATTTTTTCTCCGTTGCTCAACACGGCGTATGGTTTCAACCAAGATGGTGGTGAACTAAACCCAACTGAATTGAATGCCTTTGTTATTTCTTCAACTGATTTATCTTTTGGCATATCATCCAACACACATTCACCGTTGTAATCAAATGTGGTGATGTATGCGTTTTCAAATAGTTGTTTGGCAATGGTTGTTTTACCCGTTCCACTTTTACCAACTATCAATCCAATTTGCCAGTTATCATCGATGTCAATGTTTCCCGTGAATCGTTCTTCAATTTGGT